AATGTTTTCATATCGTGAATGATGAACCACAACCACACGTTGCGGTTACGTTAGGATTTTTGATTGTAAATGATGCACCCATCATATCTTCTTTATAATCAATCTCTGCTTCATTCATATATTGCATACTCATACTATCTATGACAACACCAACACCATCTCTTTCAAACGTAAAGTCATCGTCTGCTGCCGGCAATTCTTCTAATGAGAAACCATATTGAAAACCAGAACAACCTCCACCCTGTACGAATACACGCAATTTCAATGAAGGGTCTTCTTCATCAATAATTGTTTTGATTTTTTTTACAGCCGAATCAGATATGGTAATCATACAACAACTTTTCTGATAATGTTTTGTATAACAGCATCTTTTGGATATCTATCACCTAATAGATTTTTATCCACAGGACTTAGACCATCTATTTCATATGTTCTTGGATTTGGATTTAATGACCATCTTGCCCATGCCATAGCCCTAGCATTGATTCGTGGTTTATGACCCATATGCATCTGTCTTGTATCAGCAAAAAACATTGTGCCAGCAGGACCAAAAATATCTATTCTTTGCCCATCTTTTTGTTCAAAAGCATGTGCGCCATCTTCAATTGTCAACACATCTGTTAGATAAACAAACAATGCTAAAAAGTTTTCACTGTCGTGGTCTCTGTGCCATGTTTGAACACCCTCATAATTTGGTCCGGCAGGATTGCTGTAAAAAATATTGTAACTGTACAAAACGATGTCTTTAGTGCCAAAATATTCTGTAACAATATCTGTCATCTTCAAAGATGCTTCAAACCAATGTGGTGCAAGAACGACATCTTGCATAGCAACGCTGCTACAATTTGAAGGTGCAGTTCTTCTATCACTTATTGGGTTTACTTGATGACCCTTTACGTGATAATTGTACCAGATGCAGCCATCAAAGTATTCTCTAAATTCACGTGCAACATCTTCCTTTAAACGACCTGCATGACTCCAACCTTTTTCGTGAATATTTTTTGCAACTGTTGAGTTGTCAATCATAGTTTCTTGTTTAAATGAATGATCATACATAATAAATTTTCCTTTAACCTCTAGTTAGAGTGAGTATCTTTTGCATTTGCTTTTCAATGATTGGTCCACGGTTAGGCCAGTGAATGTATGGTTGATTTGCAGTTTTATATAGATTCGTTAAAAATGGCATGATGATTTTTTCCACTTGTTGAAGTCTTGCTTTATATTCTTCAACTGTTTCATCCTTCTCCGCAATAACTGCCTGATATTCTACTTCATCAACTGCGCTAAACCCGAAATCATCGTCTGCATATTCTGCTAAAATTTTATTGATATCGTATGTCATTTGTCCCATGCCTTTTGTGCTGTAAAATTCTTGTGACTAAATTCTAGTCTGTCTACCAGTTTTAATGCTTTACCTACCTGATCAACAGCAACAAATCCTTCTGGTGCTGTAATCTTGAATCCATCATCGGTACGAACAAATGTACCAATGCTTTTGATTGTTTCCAGTTTACGAATGATCATCAACTTAGCGTCAACAATTAGATTCATCAGATCAAATATTTGTTTCAGTTGAATTGCATTTGAACGGTAAAAACGCATCACTTCATTTTTTTCTTTGATGCGTTTTTGTTTTGTATCTTCTTTCTTTGCTGCAAGTATTTCTTTATTGAGTTTTGCTTCAACATAATTCATAAGTTCCTGTGTATGAACTCTGGTATCAGCAATCTTTTTACCTTCACGAACTTTTGTGTTATTGAAGGTTTTGATTTGTGTGAGATAAGTTTCTGATGCAGCAATACGATTCAGTGTCAATGCAGGTATTGATTGAAATACACGACCCGCATTAGACAGAATTGATGTAATTGCGGCCGTTTCTTCTGCGGTAAATGTTGCCGTGCCAGATGCATCAGTAAATGAAGCATCACGAAACCAAACATCTTTTGTTGGTTTTAAATGCCCAATATCAATGTTGAAGGATGCTTTCATTGTCTCTAGTGTTTTACCCGAATATGATGTGTGAAATACTACACCAACTTGTGCAGCAAGCATCGTCTGTGCTAATTTAGATTTAACTGGCACTGCATACACAATTGTGTTTGGTTGAAAAATGATATACTCTTCACCATCAATGGTTTCTTTTTTGATGTCGCCTTTTGAAAACATCATATCACCTTGCAACACACCCTTGATGCCTAACTTAGGTAAGAATGCAAGCGCAAGTTTGAGTTTTTCATTTAAACCACCACTCGGATGATTTTCATCAATGTCTTCATCAGTATAATTCAATTTTGCATTTTTTGCAAACACCGATTTGGTGCCAACGAAAAATTTATCGTTTTCTGGATTTGTGCCGGCAAAGATAGCAGGCGCACCATCCCATTTTGTAGTCACATTTACTTTTGAGCCTGAATGACCGGCAAGCATATTACGCAAAGAGCGCAGAAACTCAATTGCTTCACGTGCGCCAGATACACCAGCGTTTAATACATTGTCTTCAAGGTGTTCTAAATGAACATTCTTGCCTTCTTTACTTTCTTTTAGATAATCCATGAATTTCATTTTTTTATTTGAACGCTAGAAGTATTGGATCGTTTTTTAGTTTAGCAACATCTATTGTTGATTTTGTGCCAGTTTTAATTGGCGCAATATTATATGGGGATTTTTTAACTCCACTAAACTGCAATGTTAATGAAAATTGATATTGTGCTTGAGATTTGCTTTTTAATTGACAACGCATACGAATAATTGTTTTAGAATTGACCGCAAAATCAGGAATTTCAGCCAAGCCCTGTTCTTTTAATTTTTTGTTTAATCCTAAATCGTCTTGACCATTGAGAGTAAAAAACCCATGTGTACCAACGTTAATGTAAGAGCATTTTTTAGTTATGTAATAATCACAAACTGCCTTAGAACCTACATCAATGTGTATTTCTTTTTTACCACCAAAATTTGATATGTCTCTTGCGTATGCTTTTTGTCTGTCTTTTAACTTTGTAATATCACCCACAAGTAACTTTTTTTTGCCTGTGATATCATTTTGTAGAATTGGTTCACTTTTTCTCCACTCAATCCCGGCTAGGCCAGATGTATTCATTTCTCGTAACAAATTTGCATTCTTTGCAATTGACACCAACATTTCTTTTTCAACTTCACCCGCATACTCTCCATAATCCCATTTACCTTTGTAGTATTTCATAACTAAAGAACCTGCGGCAGTTGGAGAATTTTTTAATTCACAACCCGTTGTCGTTTTACCTTTGGCTTTGATTGTTAAATCGGGTTTGTCGTGAGATGCTCCGGCGGTTCCACCTGTAGATATACCATACTTGTTCAAAGCATCATAAGCATTTTCTTCATATAAAAATCCTTCTTGTTTTACTTCTTTTAGCTTAGTTGTTTTAGTTATTCTAGGTGAAGTTGCCATGATTAATTCTCCAGTTTATTGGAGTATTTATACCTTAAAGCCTCCGAACTTGTTAGGTCTTTCACGGTCACCAAATGTATTCAGAGGCTTATCATCAACTTGACCAGAATCTATCAAGTCCTCTTGCGCCGATTGTTCTACATCATACAGTTTCATTTTAGCCCTGTCAATACCGACCACAAACCGCTTGAAATGGTTAGGATCGTTGTAACGATTCTTTAGTTGCTTAATTAGTATCTGATTCAATTGTTGCAACTCTTCGGTGCTTATCAAAGCAAACATAAAGTCAGCCGTTGCTGGTAGACCAAACGATTCTGAAGTGTCCTCAAGACCAGGATCGCTGGAGGTGAAGCCAGAACGGGTCGTTTGTGTAGCCGATACTATCGGCACTTCAAACTCAACCGCAAGACCCCTGAGTTCTTCCGCAATAGCCTTAATATAAGAATAACTATTTACGTTAGCACCAGGCTTGATTCTGGCACTTGCACAAATATTAAGATAGTCAATAAAGATGATATCAGGTTGAAAACTCTTTTTAAGTTGCAATTCATTTAACAAAGCACGGAAGTGCAGTGCTGATGCTGCTGCTGTGGGATACTCTTTGATGATGAGTTTACCGTGTGTGTTGACTTTGAGTGCAGAAAATTTACGGTCATAATCTTGTTTGCTGATAGAGTTCAGGTCTGCAATGTCAATGTTCAGTAGATTTGCATCAATACGTTCAGCAATTCTTTCTTCTGCCATTTCCATTGTGATATACAACACGTTCAATCCCTGGGATAGACAAGAGCCTGCAACGTGACACATGAACAAAGATTTACCAACGCCTGTGCCTGCAAGTGCAATGTTTAGAGTTTTCTTTGGCAAACCACCTTTTGTAATCTTGTTGAACAGATCAAGATCAAAAGGTATCTTTGTTTCGTGACGGTGGTAAAATTCAAACCGATTGTCAGAATCGTCAATGTAATCATGACCAACAGACCTATCAAATGACACACCAAGTGCATCACTCAATAACTTTGGTATCATGCCCTTGTCTTCTTTCTGATTCTTATCATCAAGAATCTTAACAGACTTCATGATTGCATTGTAGATTGCTTTGTCTTGGCAGAACTTCTCAGTTTGCTTGATGAGCCAATCTGTATCAGTTGGTTCTTCTTTGTCGGCATTAATTTCACGAATCATCTGAACAGCATTACGAACCTGCTCTTCAGTCAGTTTCTTGGATTCTGTGAAATTAATTATGAGTGATTCATAAGTAGGAAGATGTTTGAACTCATTTACATGTTCATTAATCTCATCAAACAGATTTTTTTCTGTAGAGTCAACAAAATACTCTGTCTTTAGAAATGGAATAATCTTTCTTGTATAGTCTTCATTGAATATCAAATTCTTCAGAATCGTAGTTTCTAGTCTTTTCATTTGCAGCCGCTTGACTTAATAAAATTTCGGTTAGTATGTCACCAATGTATGTCTGAAATTCTTGATCTTGTGTAAGATCATCCATAGAAATATTTGGTGAAGATATGAGAGTATAACTAAATGTCATTCTAGCAAAATCTCCTTCTTCTGTCAACTTTGCTTGTCCATAATGATAAAGAACACCGGCAAATTTTCCCGTTTTAATACCAACGGCAGTTTTTGTGCCATCATCTGAATCCATTAAAACATAATCAATGTCATGTTGTGGCTTCATCGTTCTCTTCCACGGTCTCACTTTCTCCCATAATGTTGCTATAAGTGATTTCATATTTTTTCCTTACAAATTCTTTGAATTGATCATTCACAAGAATGTCTTTCCAGAATTCTTCGGTTTGTGTATCGGCAAAACGTTTTTTGTCTAATACTTCACCTGTTTCTTGATCAACTTTTGCATACCAACCATTACTTGGTTTAGTTACGAAATTGCCTTCGAGTGCAATATCCAGTAAACCAGACCACTTGTTAATGCCACCATCAAAAGATACATTAACGGGTATTTTAGATTTTTCACGAACATACCTTGATTTTTCTACGTTGATGATAAAATTATAACCTACAACTTCGGTGCCATCTTTATCTTGCTGACGACCAAGAATCCAAATGGTATCCGCTGAGTAGTAAGAGCCTGTGCCACCACCAACGATGTCTTTAGGGAACATACCAATTTCTTTGTATGTGTGATTGACCACAACCATAGGAATATCTTTGAGTGTTAGATGTGGTGTAATCATGCGGAACAAAGATTTGATTTGTTTTGCACGTGACATATCTGCAACAGATTTACCCTCAATTGAATCTTCAACTTCTTTCTTTGATGCAAGATTACCAATTGAATCAAGAATAATGATAACACGATCACCTTTTTCAATGCTCTGCAACTGATTCATAATATCATGCTTTAACTGCTCAACATCGGTAATTGGCGTGTGAAGCACATTGTCCATGTTGATATTGAATGTTTCAAAGTATTTTTGTGGTGTACCAAACTCTGAATCATAGAACAACACAGCAGCATCAGGATATTTCTTCATGTACGCAGATGCCATCAACAAAGCAAATGCCGTTTTGAAGTGTTTTGAAGGTCCCGCGAACATCGTCAGACCTGGTGTGATACCACCATCAAGTGAACCAGAAAGTGCCACATTTATCATAGGCACTTCTGTTTGTATCATGTCTTTGTCATTAAAAAACTTTGATTTGGATAGTATTGAACTATCTTTGATGGTTGATGATTTTTTCAGTTTATCTAGTATGCTCATTTATTTCTCCAATGTCTGCTATCTTATCTTTTGATATAATTGTATGTTTGTCATCTACAAAAAATGATTCTAAACTACGTGTGGGTGTGCTGTCAATCTTTTTCTTTTTTATTACCTTTTTGATTGGTGCTATATCATCATTTTCTTCTTTGAGTTTACGATATGTTTGATTCGCTGCTATCAATAATAACACAGCCAATGGATCAAATACAATAATAATAATGAAGATTACCAGTCTAACTGCTTTGTCTATCAAGTCACGATCATGTGTACCATAAACTACTTCAGCAACATATTTTATAGGTCCCAAGTCCGACTCAGCCTTTCTAACTTCCAAGGATAAAGGGAGCTTTTCTTCCGTAAGTGTTTGTATCTCTTTTTGAAGCCTCTTAGTCTCAGCAACGATTCTCTCACGGTCTTTCTGTTGGGCTTTGCGGACCTGATTAGCCCTCTCGGCACCTTTCTCGTCCTTTGACCTACCCATAATTTGATCGACAGCCTCATCATACTGACTAAGGTTCTTGTTGTTCCTCTCAATTTGCGATTGAATAACTTTGATCTTCTCATCATAGATTTCTACCTTTGCTGCTTGTGGTGCTATTGTGCTTGAATGTTCAATATGTGCTTTTGACAAATAACCAAAAATACCCATTGATGTGATCGCCATTAATAATACAACGGCAATCAAAAAATAAAGTTTAAGTGCAGAGAACGTTGTCTTCCAATGATTATACACCCATGATACTGTAACCAGTTTTGCTGCTTCTAATACTGAACCCATGATGATAATTGGCCAGTATGAACCTGGAAATATTTGTGCAAGACCAATGACTGAGTAATACGCCGCAATACCTGACAGTGCAAGTGCAGTTAAAAATGGAAGCACAACATGTATCATGGATTATCTTTAGAATGTGGCACATCAAATACGAATGTGATTCTATCTATCGGTCCTACATTTCTTGCAGAATGTTCTAGTTTGTTATTAAACCAAAATAGTGTGCCAGGTTCAACAGTAATTGTCTCATCACCTACAGTGTATTCATAACTACCTTGAATTGATAAATGATATCTGTCTTTGTTCAGATAATATTTACCAAAATCTATATGTGCGCCTGTTTCACCACCAACAGGCAGCGCAAGAAAGCCTGCTCGTTTAAAGTCTTTGAAATGTCTTTTCAAAAATCCAATAGCAGCAGTGTGTCGCTGATATGCTGGTGCTGGCGCACATCCTTCTGAATCAAAAACATATTCGTCTGGATGATCAATCGTGCCAATTACAAGTTGAAGAACAGCCGCTTGACTAATATAAACGTGCGGATCCAAGACTTTACTTTCAGGTAGTTTTTGTTGATAATTCCAGTCCTCAGGAAATTCATTTAACTGTTTCAATATCTTTGAGACATTAATACCAGTTTTGATAACACGAATATTTTTCATCCAAAAAAACTTTCAAGCGTATATTGTTTTTCAGTTTTCCAACCGATACAATCAAGAATTAATTTAATTGGCTCAAGAAAGGTTTTCTCAAACTGTGTTTCATAATCAACATATTCTTGCAGACCAAATTCTTTAGGTAATCTATTTGGAAACGAAACTACCATGTCTCTAAATGGATTCGGTGTTTTCAGATAGGTAAATTTTAACTTCTCACCTTCTTGTATCAAAGGATACTTAGTCGTTAGATTGTGAATTTTAAGGAAATGATTATATAGAATCGCGCCCTTGACATGAATTGGTGTGCCTTTTCTGTATATTGTAGCAGAATCAGCATACTCTTTCAAGCCATTACAACCACGTGGAAAAGAAATATCTTCAACGGGTAATTTTCTAAACTCTTCTCTAAAATCGGCAATAAACTTCTGCACAGTTTCTTCATCAGTGTTCACAATTAGATCAACCAACTTATACATTTTACCACGAACAACACCAGGTGTAGATGACTTCACCATCTCAAGACCCATAACTTTGAGTTTTGGTTCAGCGTATTGCACACCTTCGTTATTGTATACATTCAGAATATATCTTTTCTTTGCAGTCCAGATACCCTTATCTGAAAGACCTTCACGTTTCATTTGCATCTTTTGATCGAACGCATGAACATATTCAGCAAGGTCTTGATAACTTTTATCAATATATGGTTGAATCTTCTCTTCACAGATTTTGTCCATGAAGGCGATAACTTTCTGAGTTTCTGGTTTTTCTTTATACACAGAGTCAACCAATGGACCAAGATTGAGATAAATTGAATCTGTATCTGAAGCAATAACATAGTCTCTCTCAGTTTTCAATACTTTATTCAAATATTCGTTAAGTTTGTTTTCAATCCAACGAATAGACAATTGACCTGCTTGTGTAACAGCAAGTGCTTGACGCAAATCATAAAATCTGAAATACTGAGAACCCATGGCACCATATGCGGAGTTCAGTGAAACTTTCTTTGCTAGTTGCAGATTATTATAACGTGCGATTAATTTTTCAATCTCTTTTTTCTTACCTTTGTCTTTTTCATTCTCATAATCTTGTTGCGCCTTCAACATTTCTTTCTTGAACTTCTTACGATCCTCATACATTTCAATCATCATTGCCGGCAAAAAACCTTGCTTGTCAGTACGAAAGAATTGCCCGTTCGGTGTAATAGTCGCATTCTTTAGTTTGCTTGTATCAAGTTTATGGTCAAGCAAACTTTCAACGGAGGCATTTGTAGAAAGTTGACGCATTTCATCTGTGTAGTCGCTTGTTTCAACCAATGTTTCTGGTGAAATATTGTATTGCATAATCAAATGCGGATACAGGCTGTTCAAGTCAAAGGATGCAACCCAATTATGCAAACCAATTTGAGGTTCTTTGACATATGCACCTTCAAATGCTTCACTCTTCTTTGCAATTCTACGTGGTGGTACAACAATCTTTTTATCAAGTAGATAGTTGTAGATTAGTGCATCCCACATTCTGGTTTGTGCAAAGACATCATCGTAATTACACTTTGTATCATAAGCCAGTGTAAGCGCAAGTTCAATCAACTTCAAC